TTGCCCTTCTAGCCCCTTCGCAAGCGTAACGCAAGGCATCTATCACATGGTTTGCCTTATCGTTAAGCAAAGGTAGGACTTTGCCCGTTAAAGGATCAGTTTTGAATGAGTAAGCCGTCAGCTCGTCTATCGTATGCCGGCACCGCGGATGCACCACAATGTCAAAGGATTTCAACCACTCAATCCCATCTTCAACGCTTTTTGGGCCTTTTACGGCTGGCACGATCTTAGGAAAGCCGTGCTTTCGCATGTAGCTGATGGTCTCAGGCCGGGCGCTATCTGCCGTCAAGGGCCACTTCTCGGCCTCGGGGATGGTCATAAACAGGTCAGGCGTGTCGGGTATCTCGCAGCCGATCCGAAAAGCTTCATAGTCAATGTAAAGTTTGCGCCCGATGATATGGCACCGCACCAGCACGGTAGGATCAACTGCAAAGCCCCAATCGGCGCCTAGCCGGTGGATGGCATCGGGCGGGGCGTCAAACTCCTCAATCTTCCAGTTACGGAACACACGCGCCTCGCTGTTGGACACATACCCGCCACCCCAAACATGGGCGTATTTGTCCGGGTCGCGCGCCCGGTCATACTCCATTTCCTGGCGCAACACGTCCGGGAACCATGGGTTATCCCACCAGTTAACAGACACGATAACCGCGTCCGGTGGCGGCTCCGGACCTCGCAGCAACGCATCAACCGGGTCTGTGTCTTGGTGCGGGTTCCATGAAAACCAAAGCTCACTGCCAGGTCGGCGGATGGTCGGGCGCAACAGGTCAAGGCTGCGCTGGCTTAGGCTCTGCGCCTCTTCTACCCAAGCGCGGTCATAGCCTTCCAGGGACTTGATGCTGTCCGCCGTGTGGTTTTGCATCCCTTGGAACAGGATCAGCCCCTTGCCGCGCCGGTTTTTAATCACGGCTTCCTGTACTTCGAAATGGTCCGATGCGCCTAGGCTATCAATCTTGGCTTCGAGTAGCCGCTTGACGGATTGCGCTAAACTTTTCTGTACCTCGCGGACGCAAACGCTGGACGTGGCAGGGTCAAGGATATGCGCCTCAATCAACGCCTCGGCAAAGAAATGCGACTTGCCGGACCCGCGCCCGCCCCATGCGCCCTTGTATCGGGCTGGCGCCAGCAGCGGCTTGGCCCATCGTGGGGTCTCAATCCGTAGAGCGGTCATTCAGCCGGCGCGGCGCTCTTCCTGCCTGCTGCCAAGCGTTGCGCTGCGAAGGCTTCAACGTCCGTCGCGTCATAGTGCGGGCGCTTGCCGATCATGACCACGGGCGGCCCTTTGCCGGCCTTGCGCCAATTCCACAACGCCACGCGCGACACGCCAAGGCGCTGCGAAGCTTCGTTGATGGTAATGATGTTCTCAGGGATCATGGCGCGGGCCTTTCGGTTATCGCGCCGCTAATCTGGCGTGGTGTTGGCGTTGTGTCAATATGCCCGGTCCAGACCATCACGGCATTGCATGCCGCCCCTTGGACCGTGTTAACGCTTGCGCGCTGGTCAGGTCGATCCGCCAGCCGGGCGCCAGCGGCGAAAGAACCAAGGGGCATTCAATTACGGCGCGGCACGGGCGCCGATTGCATGAAACGGGCGTTTTGCTCCAGCCAAGCCGCCACGTCCTCCGGTATCCGCACATCGCGTCAAGCATAAAATGCACGGCGCGTTATTTTTTTTCAGGATCGCCAGGCGCGTCAATCACCACGCGCTCAATGCGGGTGATCACGGCGCCGCCGTTCTCGCCGGTCAATTCCACCCCGGACTTTTCATGCAGGCCGATCCTGTTCAAGACGGCCAGCGCGGCTTGCAAGGCGCGCGGGTCTTCCGTGTTGCTGGCAATGTCAATCACGGTCTTGATCGCCAGCGGCGCGGCTTGCTGCAAAGCCTCGCGCGATTGCGCCACCTTGCCCTCGCCGTTCTTTACGCCAGGCGTCCGGCCAGGTCCGCCGATCTGCCCAGGGCCATTCGCCGGCCCACCCCAGCCGGGACCACTCGCGCCCGCGCGCGCGCGCGTAATTTTTACGGGCTTTGGCGCTTCTTCCACCTCGTTACCGCTTAGGCTCACGGCCAAGCTCCACCAGATACACGATTGCGCCACAACCCCAGATTGTCGCGCTCAATTCCCAAGGCGCGCCTAGCCAGAATGTGACGCTGCTGGTTAGCCAAAGCGCGATGGCCGGTAGGAACCGCCTTTCGATCAGTGTCACGGTTTGGCCTCCATCTGCTTGCGGGCTGTCGCTGCCCATTTTTGCCACCGTTCGGCCTTGGCGGTCAAGTATTCTCGATCTGGGCCCGGTTGCGCGCGGGCGATGGCTTCCAGGGCTGCCTCGGCCTTTGCGGTGGCAAGCTCCATCAGTTCCTCATCCACATGGCGTCGGGCCACGTCCGCCGGGTCTAACGCCATTTGCGGTTGCTCCGATTGGCACGCGGGATCAGCCGAGACGCGATTGCGCTGGTCAGGCCGGCCGGTGGTGGCCAAGGCTCTCCAGCGGCCTGCCAAGCGTTGAATGCGGCCTTGATGCTGGCCTTGGTCGGATAGGCGTCGGCTGGGTCCGGCTGTTTTTCGTCGTTGCGCTTTTCTAACGCTCCGGCACCGGGACACGGGACGCGGGACATTTCAGACCCCGAGACATCGGGACATTGGACCCCCCCCTTTAGGGGGGGGGTTCCAGAATGTCCCGGTTTATGTCTCTCGCCGCCGGTCAAAATGTCCCGATTGTCCCGATTTGTCCCGGCAATGTCCCGGCCATTTTGGACGTCAAAAAGTGATAGTTGATTGCGCGCGATTACCATTTCAGACTGCCCAAACCAGGTCATGATGCACCCCTATTTTGCTCTTTTGGGATAGCCCTTCGGCTGCCCGGTTGAACGCTTTCTTCTTTGCCTCGTGACTATCGGCGGTTGATCGTGCAAAAAACGCTTCGCGCCATGCGTGTTTGGTTGCGGCGACCTGCACCCCGGCTTGTGCGGCTTGGTAAGGCGGCTGGTGAGGCTGCGATGCCATCACGTCCTGCAGGATGCGCAGCGCCATGGCCTCGCCATTGGTGAGGCTTGCGCGGGCTTCCTGGGCCATGCTCTCGGCGGGCTTAACCACGCATGACGTGACCGGCTTGCCGCGATGGTTGGTGCCGAGGTCTATGCGTTCCAGGCTGAACGTCCAGACCCCGTCAATCTCAAGTTCGCGTTGCTTAGTCACGCGCGCGGTGGATGGGCTATTGGCGTCGGGCCGGCTGATCTCGATCTCGGTGTCTGTGGCGGCGCGTAGCAGGCTATGGCCCCGCGCGCCTTGGGCTTGGTCCTTGCCTGAGTGGTGTATCCAGGCCACATGGGCGCCGGTTGCCTGCCGAATGCGGTCTGAATTCATGACCAAGGAACCCATATCTTCCGGCGCATTTTCATTGCCACCGGCCATGGCACGACTGAGGGTGTCCATTACCACCAATGCGACATTCCAGCCCATCTTGGCCGCGGCTTTTTGAATGGCTTCGATCAGCCGAGACGTGTCCGCCTCCGGGTTGAGTAAGTCCAAGGCGACCGGGATAATGGCGAAGGGGATCGGCGCACCTTCCACCCCGTAATGCTTTGCCCAGGCTGCCACGCGGTTGCGGATGCCGTGGCTGCCTTCGAGCGCGCAATAGATCACGCCACCCTGGGCTACCTCTCTTCCGTTCCAGGGCTTGCCCATGGCCACATGCAGCGCCAGGTCAGAAGCAAAGAACGTCTTGCCGCAGTTTGACGGGCCATAGAAGACTGACATCGCGGCCCGGATGAGCAGGCCTTCCACAAAGTCATCTCCGGTTAGGGCTGGTTCGACATCTTGGAAATAGACCAGCGGCAGGCCGGTGCCGGGCGCGTCGGGGGCGATGCGCTCCAACTCAATCGGCGGCGGCTCCGGGTCTGGTTCAGCGCTCCAATGGTCCGGGGCGGCTTCGCGTGGCGGCGGCTCCGGGCGGTCTTGGTATTCTTCCACAATGCGGCGGACCAGCCGGGGCGCGGGGGCTTGGCGTGGTTGCGCCATGCCTTGCGCGAAGGCGACCTGCAGGCCTTTCTCGGCATGGGCAAAGTCCTCGCAGCGATGCCGGATGCCTTCAAGGGCCGATCTAAGCGCCGCGAAGGCTGGGCTTTGGGTCAACTCGCCAGCCCCGACAAGCTGGCCAATCCCGAAGGCTTGGCGGTTTAACGTGTCGAATTTGGCGCCGTCTGCTGCAGAAAGAATAAGGCTGGTAGCGTCTTCCAGCGCGGCTAGGCCATAGGGTGTCCCGTCGCCTGATTGCGCTAAATGTCTGGAATTGTTGGCGATCGCGCTTGGCAAGCGCGTCGGAATGGGCTGCGATAACGCTGCAGGAGGGTCTATCAGGTCCAGCAACCATGCCGGCGCCTCGGCAATGGTGGATGCGTCAATCACGTCATAGCCATCGGAAGGCGGCGCAATGATGTAGCCGCCCGTGCCGCGGACATCCACCCCAGGCCCGACCTTGCCGGCGCTGTTGCGGATGGTGCGACCTGCAGGCATGCCGAATAGCAGATGAATGCCGCCGCTCCGGGTCCGGTGCCGGCGCGTCCGCGGCAGGCGATGCTCATGCGCTGCCAACCATTCCAGGCCCCGCGCGCCGTTCTTGCAGTCGAGGTCGAGAACAAAAAACCCGGACGCCTCGCCTGTGGGGATGCCGATCAGAGCCGCTCGGGCGAAACTGCGCCGGATCAGGTCCGGGTCAAGCGTGGCGTCCCGAAAGCCATGCGTTGTCAGAGGGCGCTTGTTTTCGTCGCACGGGAAGACCGGCAGGCCCATTTCCTCGGCAAGCCATTGGGCGGACGCGGCGAGGGTCATGCTAACGCCTCCACTTGGGCTATACGCTCCCCGATCCAGCGCATCACCGGCACAGCCATCGAATTGCCAAGCGCCTTGTAGCGCGGGCTATCAGCGGCGGGCTTGCCGCGCCAAGGGATCGCGGTCCAGTCGTCAGGGAAGCCTTGCAGGCGCTCGCACTCGCGCGGGGTCAGGCGGCGGACTTGCGCGGCAGTTGCCACCGCTTGCGGTTGCCCGCCTCCGGTTGGCGATTGCTTGGTAAGGGTTAGCGCGCAATCGCTTTTGTATTTTGGTGTCTGTTCCGTGGTGAACGCCACCGGCACCAGAAATCCATTCTCCGCGCATTGTTGCGTGGCGCTGCCTGCTGCCTTTCCATTATTGCAAAGCGTTCCCGTAATTAGCGTCTGACTTTCGGTATCATATCGCCCTGGATGCGAAGTCAAGCACATAGCGACTAAGCCACCGTCACAATCAAAATCTGTGCCGAGGCCGCCACCGCCTGTAGGGCGCGCGCTAATTGTGGGAGCCACGCTCTTTACAAAGTCGCCCGGCCTTCCGCTACACTGGTTAGCGCCAACCGCAAGCGTATCGGCAATTCTTTCCCCCGCTTTGCGGCGCGACGCAGGATGCCCTGACAAGCTGTGGCGCTCAAAAAGAACCGATGCGGCACGTCGCCAGTCTCCAAGGTATCCGACAACGAACACACGGCGGCGGCGCTGGGCCACTCCAAAGTACTGAGCGTCAAGCACTCGGTAGGCGATGCCATACCCGAGTTGGACCATGCCCCCGAGAATGGAACCAAAGT